CCTTGTCAGAGAGCTGATCGGAAGTACGGGCGATGCGCGCTAAGAAAGCGCAGGAATGATAGCCGTTGTCTTCGTCGAACCGATACCACGCTTCATACTGTGTAAAAGGGTCGTAGGGGTTATCGGTAGTAGTAAGCATACACATTTCCATTCGCTCTCACTTCCTTTCTTACTCATTGAGATACTTGGAAACGACAGAAGGCGAAATGCCCAAAGCATCTGCGATTTCGGAGTTGGTGCTTCCAGAATTGGCCATCGCTTTAATGCGATTGACACGAGCTTCAGACAACTGCGTCGATGCTCTTGGGGTTGCGCGCTCCCGGACGACATCGGGATCAGAGTAACGAAGAATCTCTTTCAAGGTTGTATCAGAGATCGCGCCAGCTTGGATTGCTTCCCATTCTCCATCGGAGATCGTAATGCGCGTTCCTTTTCCGCTTGCGCCAGTGGAAACGCGAGCGTCACTGATCGCCGCACGACGAATCTTAGAGATTTCGTCTTTGTCGGTGACATTGTTCGCCTGAACCTTGGCCTTTACCTGAGCATTGGCGATGCGCTGGGCCTCACGTTCCTTAGGGGCGTTAAGCTGCGCAGTCTTCAGTGCACTGGTCAGCCTTGCGACTTCAGGCGCATAGGTTTTTGCTGCACTGGCGTTCCGTACTAATGTCGGCGTATCCAGATACTCAAGTCTCGCCTTGTTGGCAAGCGCTTTCATACGATTGGCATAGTCGGCATAGGCATCTTCCTGAACAGTGCCGGAAGACAGCTTACGGACGTCATCGGTTGCCTCTAATAGTTTGATTTTGGTTGTGGCCTTGACCGTTTTACCAGTCTTAGGGTCTACATAGGTTCGACCAGACTCCTTATAGACGACTTCACCTGTCTCCCGGTCAATGCGCCCACTGCCCTGACGCTCCGGAACCTCGACGGTCTGCTTGCGCCTGGAGAGTAGGGTGGAGGCTCCGCCCACTTCCTTACCGGTTTCGGGGTCTGTGTAGCCCTGCCACCGTTTACGGAGGGTGGGGATGTCGTTTTCGACTTCGGACCGCTTATAGTCGAGCTTATGCTTGGCAGCGTCAATGACGACCATGCTATGCTTGACGGCCTTTGTAATCTCCTCCTGGGGGGCCCCTTTCAAGGTCATGTCGGTGATGAGGTTGGAAATCTTCCCCATCTCAATCTGGGTGCCAGCTTTAGATAGGAGCCGGACGCCAGTCTTGCCCTCGGTGGAATATTCTGTTTTTGGGTCAAAATCCTTCAACCCATCCAGGGCGGGGGTAGATTTTACAGAAACCTTTCCGCCGACAGGAATGACAACGACCTGGTCGCCATCAAAGTCCGCGCCGGACAGCCGTTCTGCCACCTTTGGATTGATGCCGACCGCATCCCTGATGTTCTTGCCGAGAACGGAAATGGCCGTCTGATTCTTGTTGTTGACCGTCAACTCCGGAATTTCAAAGGTTCCACCATGAGGGTAGCGGATCAGCACAACTTTCTCACCGTTACGATAGTTGGGGGCATAGATTTCCGTTTCCTTCATCGCTGTGATAGGCAAGATGACCTGTGTGCTCTGCCGGGGGAGGGCGGCCGCTTTCAGATGGACAACGGCAGAATCGCATTCATCTGCAAAGTCCATAAGAAGCTTCCGCTTGATAGTCGGGTTGTTCAGAGAGCAAATCTCGGCGAATTCATCGGCCGCATCGGCATAGGTCAAATCCAACTGCTTCTGGATCAGTTTGATGGGCTGCTTGGATAGGAACTGGGAGGACAAGTTCTTACTCATCTTGTCCCAGTCACCCTCCTCCTTCAGCTTATTGATGGCCGACAAAGATTTTTTCTCGCCGGTAATCGGGTCTGTGTACTTGCCATTCGGGTCGGGGTAGTAGCTCTGACCGTTGGCCTTGATGAATGCGCCGAAAGGATTGTCGGGGTCGTCCTGAATCTTTTTGAATACATCCATCTTGGGCGTTCCGGAGTGCTTGTTCGTGTTAAACACGATGTCGCACCCCTCCGGCATGTCATCAGAATACATGGCCATGCCCTTGAGGTAATGCGTCCCATCCACAAGAATGCGTGCCTGCGCATAGTGAACGTTTCCCAGGTCAAGGTCTGCAACGCCACGACGAATTTCAATGACTCCGTCCTTGTTCGAGCCGCCCTCATCCCCATAGAGCACCTTGACTCGGCTTGAATCGATGCTTGCCGGATACTCGCGCTTATCCCAAGATGCGCCTCCATCCGAAGAGTGATAGTCGCCCACCGACTTGATGATGTCGAGGTTCTGGTAGGCATCTCTCTGCTCGATGTCGGGAACCGAAATAACCGGAGTGATTG